CTATCTGATATACCACATACCGGGAATCTCACCCCGTACGCTCATCCAAACGGGGCGTAAACCCGCATAGTTGAGCCGTGATGGTTTTTTCTATGCCCGCCCGTTTCCGGGCAAGTGCGCTATATAAGTAAGGGTCTATTAATACAGTACGTATACTGTACCCCTTACTGTTTTTAAAAGAACATATCAAACTGGCTGTTATAGGCCGCCTTTATAACCTTCTGTTGTAGTGTCTCCCCGGGGCCTCTGTTGCTCCCCGTCTCATCGACAACCACATCTTACCATATTCGTTTGTTTGGCTGTAATTTTGCACCGTTTTCCCTATATATTACCTATTATATATAAGGATGCTAGTGTTTGCTCGTCGTAGCTCCTCCTCTTGGGGGTGGGGCTTCGCATTTCCGGGTACCGTGTTGGCGGCGAGGAAATTAGGGAAGTTATCGCTCTGTTATTTACTTATTTTTTTACCAATTATCTGTTATTTACTTATTTTTTTACAAATATCTACATATCCCTATCTATTTTGAGACATAAGTACTCATAATCCTAATATTTATTCATACATGTCTCTATATTTACGGGTATTTATGATAGATTTATACAAAATGATGTTTACCATATACAAACAGGGGTAGGGGTATTCAGAAAACGAAAAATTTTTTTTAAAATTTCAGGAGGTATTTGACTCCTTTTGTCCATATCGTAGTAGTAAATGAAAGATATTTACCGAATAAGATGTAAAGGGGGAAGGGTATGAATAAGAAGATAGAGATGGCTAAGCTATTCAGCGATGCCAAAGATGATTTAATGCTATTCAGAAGGGTATTCCTCCCCGTGGAAGATGAAGTTAAGACGCCTTCATTCCAAGAAGAATGGGGCAACGTATTATTACATGGAGTCAATCACTACGCAGTAGAAGGTTTCCGAGAATCTGGAAAGGCACTAGCAGTCAGTACTTTGATTCCTACTCCTAACGGAATAAAGATGATGGGAGAGATTAATGCTGGTGATTATGTATTCGATGAAAACGGTAATCCGGTATTAGTCGGCAGTACATCAGATATTTTCTACGGGCATAACTGTTTTGAAGTTGAGTTCGACACCGGCGATAAAGTCATTGCTGATGAAGACCATCTATGGACGGTATTTGATAAACACAAACGTAGATATAATATAGTAAATACATTAGAGCTATACGCAAAACAAGACTTAGGAAAGCCTAAAGGTGGATATCAAGAAAAAGCTTATAGAATACCGTTATGTGCTCCGATACAATTTACAGAAACAAAACACATCATCTCTCCATACGACCTAGGGCAATGGTTGGGCAACGGTAAATGTTTAGGAGCTGATATAACCTGCGGATTTAATGATGCAGATGAAACAGTATCTAATTTAGACTGGGAATACAAGTCTACAAGGCGTGATAAAACAGGAGTAGCGATAAAACTTACCAATGGGTTCGTTACCGAGCTAAAAAGACTAAAAGTGTTTGGAGATAAACACATCCCAGAATCATATTTTTACGACAGTGAACAGAATAGATGGTGCTTGTTAGCCGGCTTAATAGATACAGATGGCACGGTAGATAGAAAAACCGGGACGATAACATTTACCTCCACATCAAATAATCTGGCGTATGGAGTCCTATATGTAGCTAATAGCCTTGGGCTAAAAACTACAATTACGAAGAGTAAATCGTTCTTAAACGGTAAGAAATGCAAAGACCATTACGATGTATCATTCAAGACTACCAGTAAATTCTTAAGACTCAAAAGGAAATCAGACTTAATCCAGTCTCATCAGGATAAAAGAAGCACCATGAGAACAATAAAGAGGGTTACTAAACACGAATCAGTACCTACAATGTGTATTAAGGTAAATAGCCAAACGGGTATATTCCTCTGCGGTACTGGCAATATACCGACGCATAATACGGGCGTAGTATTAAGGGCATTCCCATTACACTGCCTTACGTACCCAGACAAGAGGACTCAGTACGTGGTATTCATCATGGCCACACAGACGTTAGCTAGTAAGAGGCTGAAAGAAATAGAAAACGAATGGTTATCGAACGAACTGTTATCAATGGACCTAATCAAGATAGTGGAACAATCAGATAAAGGTTTCGAGGTAATGGTAAATGATAGCAATGGTGAACAGATGTGGGTACGATTTGAAGCCTATGGCAAAGGTTCATCTGTCCGTGGTTTGAATGTCCATGACCATCGTCCTGATGTAGTACTAATCGATGACCCTCAGGATACAGAAGATGCTAAGTCAGATACAGTACAGGATAATGACTGGGATTGGTTCTTGTCAGACGTTATCTTCCTCGGTAAGAAAACACGAATATTTATGATTGGTAATAACCTTGGAGAGAAATGCTTAATCGAACGGGTTATAGACAACAAGAAGGATTTAAAGTTCACCGGGGTACGGATACCGGTATTAGATTCAGAAGGTAACAGCGCATGGCCTGAAAGATGGTCTACAGATGAAATAGTATCAGAAAGAGAAGCATTCAGACGCGTAGGTAACTTGGATACGTGGGAACGAGAAAAAATGTGTATTGCTATTTCCCCGGAAAAGCAGTTATTTAAGAAGCAGTACTTCAAGTACTACAAGCCAGAAACGCTGGAGACCAAGGATATGAATGTATTCACTACGGTCGACCTTGCTATTTCACAAAAAGAAAGCGCCGACTATACAGTAGTTTGTACAATAGGCGTTAATAGTGATAATCACTGGTTCATATTAGATATAAATTATGGACGATGGGACCCTACACAGACAATCGATGCTATATTCGATGCTGTAGGCAGATATAAGCCGGTATATGTAGGAGTAGAAAAAGTAGCGTATCAGGCGGCATTATCCCACTTTATTGAAAAAGAAATGCCTAAACGCAACGTTTGGTTCACGGTAAAGGATTTGGAAGCTAAAGAAAAGAAAGAAGAACGTATCAAGGCTATCCAGCCTCGGTTTAAATCTGGCACCGTTTGGTTTCCGATAGGGGCTTCATTCTTAGGAGAACTTGAAGGAGAACTCCTCTCATTCCCTAAAGCATTACACGATGACCTTACTGATGCATTAGCATATCAGGACCAGATATACTTTGCCCCGGTTGCTTCTTATGAAAAAGTTTACGACGATGAAATACCCTTATCTGGGGAATTATAATAGATAATTTGAAAGGTGGTGGTTATATGTACACGAAATGTGGAAAAGGTGGACGCAAAGGCGGAAAAGGCGGCTGTAAATAACCACAAAGGGGGTGATTAAAACATTCTCATGAGTTTTATATCCTGTCGGGCCAAGAACAGGCTACGGGGAGAATTTTACACGGGAACCCTTAGCGAGCGAAAGGCTTACGTCGGAGGGGTCAAATCCGAGAATAGGTAACAACCGGTAGAGTTATAGGATGTACATTCCACAGATGAACGTCCGAATTAGACACCGGCTATGACCGTAACAAGATAATGACCTGACGTGGATATGGCATTAATCTTAACGGCTAGGTTTCCTCCAGCTTCCGACCAAAAAGCTGGCGTAGCGGATTCTTCTAAAGGTAGGATTCGAGGCTCATTCCCTCGAGATTACAGTTCGACTCTGTAATCCGCAACCATGGTGATGTAATTCAATGGTAGAATCCACGACTTATAATCGTGTTATCGGGGTTCAAATCCCTGCGTTACCACCACATACAGGAGGTCTAATATGACTAAAAAAGAACGTATTGCTTTACTTGAAGCTACGGTTGATGACTTGGAATACAGAGTAGAAATGCTTGAAGGTATCTTGTTGCAGGATATGATTGATGACGATAATAAAGATGACGGACCAGTCAAAACCGATAAGGTTTATTGTTAGGAGATTATTATGGGATTTAAACACATAGATGAAAAGATAACGAACGACAGTAAGAACGGACCATTCCTCGCAATCGGTTTTGGCTATCAGGTCAATGCCGGTCGTGTTACTTGTATACTTCCATATGCCGGTGAAACAATCCGGAATATGTTCGTAGAACAGAAAGAAAAAGGAATGACGTTGAACGCCACTAAAGGACGTAAAAGACTCTCTGTAATCCTTCTCGATAATGGCTTGATTATAGCATCGGCGTTTAAGCCGGAAACGATTGTCAGTAGACAGCTCTAATCGGAGGTGATAGGTTGAGCTTTATTAAGAACAAGGATAACCCAACGTTAGACGATATAGACACCAGCCTAGTTACAGCAATACAGCGTGATATATCGGACGCAGAGGATTATCAGGAATCGGTTATATTACCCACTGTTAAAGAACGATACGAAATATACTATGCCGACAAGGATTACTATAAACGCAAGTTCCCTCGATTATCTAAAGTCTCTTCTCTGGTATCTACAGACGTTACGGATACAATTGAATGGGCTTTGCCATCTCTTATTAAGGTATTCACCGGCGGTGATGAAGTAGTCACTGTGCAGGGGGTATCTGAAGAAGATGATAATAACGCAGAGGTAATGCAGGAATTGCTTGTATACCAGCTACAACGGCAGAACAGATTCTTCCCTATCCTTTATAATTGGATGAAAGACGCTCTGATAACTGGGATGGGTATCATCAAATGCTACTGGGACCGCAAGACCGACTATCAGTTGATGGAACAGTCGATGAACGCCAGAGCTCTTGAAGAACTACAACAGCAACAGATACAAATACAGTCTATTGATGGCCCTGATATGTTCGGCGTATACAGAGTTAAGTATCTATCTCCGTATTACGTAAAGAACGCCCCTAAGCTTGAAAATATTCTGGTATCTGAATTGCTTTATTCGTCAGACGCTAAAACACTTGATGAAGCAAACTTCGTTGCTCACAAAAAGAAAGTAACAATGAGTTACCTTCGTGAACGGGAACAGCAGGGTATATATGCAAATATAGATAAGATAACACCAAAGCCAATGACTGGTATCCTAGACGAAGATGAAGTGGAACAGGTTATCAGTGATAACTATGACTCATTAAGTTCTCAGGTAGAAGAAGCCAGAGCGGAAGTTACGTTATACGAATGCTACACAAAGATAGACTGGAATAACGATGGCGTACTTGAAGACATGATTGTTACTATCGTTGATGACGTTATTCTACGTGTAGAACCTAACTATATGGGCAGACACCCATTCTTCTCTATATCGCCAACTAAAGACCCTCATCGTATTTGGGTTAAGCGTTCATATGCTGAACTGATTGGCGAATTACAGGACCTTAAAGTGGCCCTGACACGCCAGATAGTACAGAATATAGCTCTTACTAATGACCCGAAGATGATTCTTGCTGAAGACGCTATTAATATTGAAGACTATGTAAAAGGCCGTAACGTAATCCGTAAGAAAGCCAACCATACAATGCAGGATGTGGCAATGGCTATGCCGGTTAATCAGTTAAGCCCGTATACATATCAGTTTCTTGAATATATTGAATCACAGAAAGAAAACCGTACCGGTATTACAAGGTACAACCAAGGTCTTGATGCCAGTACGCTTAATAAGACAGCTACTGGGATATCACAGATTATGGGAGCAAGTACCCAGCGTCTTGAATTAATTGCAAGAATGTTCGCTGAAACTGGTGTGTATGAATTATTCCGGTTTATGATTGGCCTTAATCAGAAATTCATAGATGATGAAACAGTTATCAGGCTTACTAATAAACAGATTGCTATCAGCCCTGACGATTTACAAGGTAATTTTGATTTAGTAGTCAATGCCGGTATCAGTATTGCTTCTAAAGAAAGCACCCAGCTTATGTTACAGCAAATGCTTACAGCTTTGATGCAGGTACGGCAGTCGGGGATTCCTATTGTGACTCCTGATAATGTATATAATCTGTTTAAGAAGTGGATTGAAGCGGCTGGATTCAAGAATTACGCCGATTATATCACCGAACCTGCTGTGATACAGGAACGGATGGTAATAGAGGAACAGATGAAAGCTCAGGTACTTGGCTCGTTACCCCCTGAAGTGTCTCAGTTCTACATGCAGACCGGGGTATTACCTCCAGAAGTATTAATGAGTTTACCTCCACAGATTCAGGCATTATTTGATAACGAGACTAATAGTAACATGATGACAGGAGGAGGATATAACGATGCAAGCGGAGGATTTGGCGTACAAACAGAAGCTAATAGCAACTATGGACAAAGCGGAGCAGGGCAAAATGGTCAGAGCACTAACGGAGGAATGGTTGGAGGCTTATCAAGGACGGATAATCGAAGACCTCAAAACGTGCCAAGACAACAGGGTAATGGGCCTGCGAAACCTGCTAATAGTCTCGGAGGATTTTAGGGACTGGATAAATGCCACCATCAACAATGGGGCTTTAGCTGATACAGAATTCAAAGAAATAGAAGAAGAAAAAAGAAATGTCCAGCCTAATGATGACTGGTATAAGAATTTGTAGGAGGGATTAATTGGCAAAGCAAACTAAAATATCGTTTACTGGTGATAACTCTCAGAATCAGGGGGTTAATTACCAGCCAACTAACGGTAATTATTTTCAGCAATATCAACAGGCATTAGCAAACGCCCCGGCCAGTTCCACTACACCGCAGAAAGTTACTACGGGGCAGGAACAGTCGAATGCTATTACAGCCGGTCCGGTAGGTAATGCATTGAAAGCTCAGGTAAGTCAGCAGTTACAGAATAAGTTATCTGGTGCTGATACTCCTGTGGGTCAGTATGGACAGACCAACGCTCAAAATGTAGCTGACCCAGCTAATTATAAGTATCAGGGGCAGTATGGTAATACATGGTCTCCTAAAGTTTATAATCAGGATTCCATTAATAGCTATAACCAAGGGTTGCAACAGGCTCAGAATTGGGACTCCAAGAGTTCTCTTACCCCGGGGTTCAAAGAACGGGTGTACAAAATCCTTAATGGCGACCAGCCTCAGGCACAACTTAGCCAGTATGTTCCAAATGCGGCACAGCAGAGACAGACTAGCGACCTTGGCGATGGTTCTACAATGATGAACCCGTCTAATCCGGTTCAAGCTCAGGAATGGAACGTAGACAAACTTCGCCAGTTGCATCCAGACTGGGATGAAAACACATTACAGAATTATATGAGCCAGAATTACAACTGGCAAGCATATAATGCTCTCGTAAATCAGGGGGTAATTCAGCCTACACAGCAGTCTCAGGCTTGGACTGATTACCAGAACCAGCAAGCTCAGATGCAGGCACAGGCTCAGGCACAACAATATCAGGAAGCCCCACAGCAGGATTATTCTGATAGTGGCTATGGTGGAGATTATGGCTATGGGTCTAGTGAT